GGGATGATGATTAGTCAATGTCTCTGATCGACTCCATAATTCTGAAATACTGGTCGATTTCCTTTTGGGTCTGCTCTTTCTTGGTGAGTGTTTCCAGAAGCTTTGTTTGCTTTTGCGCTTCCGCTAATTGCTTTTCTTGAACGTCGGTCTTCCCGGCCCCCACGTTCGCCCGCATGACCTCGAACGATTCGCGGGTTCCCGCTTCCAGCGTGCCGAGTTGCTTGGCGGGTCCGCCTTCCCTGACCGCCGGTCCCAAGCTCATTAAACTGGACTCCATGAAGCCCAGCCCGTCACGAATCAAGCCCGCCATCATCTGTCCGGCTTGGTTGTGGTGCTCAAAGCCCTTCACTCCTCTGTTCTTGGCTGACTCGAAGTCCGCTTTCAGTTTCTTCTGGAAGTCTTCTTCCTTGGCGAGCGGGTCGAACATATCCGGATTGACGGTCCAGAACTTCTCCATGCCGCCGGTCATCGCCTTGTTCTTCTCAAGCCCGGCTTTCATAGCCGCCGCGCCGCCGATTGCCCCCCCGCCCGCGTCGATTCCGAACGCCTCGTCATAAGCCGCCTTCGCGTCCTTGAGGCTCATGCCCGAACCAAGCGCCGTCACAACAAAGGACGTGTATTGAATCGACTCTGCCATCTTGCCGAGTCCGTCCACCGTTCGCACAACAATGTCGGAGAACTTTTCAAAGCCCTCGATTAGCTTGGGCATCATCGGCAGAAGCTTCTCATTCGCAATTGCGCCGATGTCTTCCATTGCATCGCCCCAGGCGTTTTTCGCCTGCATGATGGGATCCACAAGCGCCTTGGCCTGCCCGCCGAATTGGGTCTGCATTTCTTTGAGAATGATCTGCTGAGCGCCTGCTAAATCGCCGACTTCCTGAAGGGCTTTGATTTGTTCCTTCTGCGCTTGGCTGAATTGAATCCCCGCCCTCGAAAGCGCCGTCAATCCCTTTGCCGGATCATTGAGCGCTTTCCCCACCATGAGGATTGAGGATTGAAGGTCTTGCCCCAGGAACGCGGAAAGGTCTTGGGCCGATGTGAGCGCTTGCGTGAAGGCGTTGCCTTTGATATTGGTGAACGATCCCAGAACGCCCGCCCCGCCCACGATGTCGTCAGCATCGAAGGAAGTCATCTTCTGACGCTCCTTCGCGTAAGCCATGATCTCGTCTTTCGCCACGCCCGCCGCGTTGCCGGTGGACTTGAGGACTTGGGCGAACTTACGTTCCGCTAAGGCTGCGTCCTGTGCTTCTTGCATCGGGCCGATCAGCGCGCCGAACACCGTCTTTGCGCCTTGGGCAGCAAGCCCGATTTGAGCGAATCCGCTAGTCACGTTCTTGACGAATCCGCCCATAGAACGCGCGGACTTATTGAGGCCGCTAATCCAAGGGTTGCTATTGATTCCCAGGTTGGCCGTCAAATTTCCGATGGTTGGCATATTATCTACCCATCCTCAATTTGAATGCAGCCGCCGCCGCGTTGGGGTTGACGTACTCTTGCGTTTTCTTTTTCTTCTTCTTCTTTTTCCAGGGAATGAAGCTGGCGGGTTTTACCTTCGGCAAGTCCTTCACGTCACACCAGCGCCTGAGAATCACATCAAGCCTTTCGACTATTGCCGCGCCCACGAGAGCCATCACATGGCTAAGCTTCTCGTCCCCAAAGGGAACAATGCGGTCCATTGCGACAAGTTCATCGAATTTTTCCGGAGTCGTCTGTGAAAGGAACTCGTCAACATCTTGCCCGCGCATCGCCGCTATGATGTGCGCTAATTGGCGACGGGGGCGGGTTCGGAGTTTCCCACCAGTCCCTCGATGTTGCCCGTCTTGAACCCACAGAAGACTTGGCATTCCTCTTGAAGATAGGCCATATCCGCGCCGTCCTTCTCGCCCATTGACTCAGCGTCGGCATCGGACAACAGGCGCTCGCCGCTGGCATCGACAAGACACAGGGCAATCAGCCGGCGGCCCCCGGTTTTCAACTTCTCGTTCGTGACATCACCGTTCTTGTCCCGCAGGGTGGCTTCGAAGGCTTCCTTTTCGCCTTCAAAAAGCGAGCGGATGCGGACCTTTAATTTCGTGACCGGCAGAACAACATCCTTGAACCGCCTTTGCGCGGGTTTCAGGAACAACTCCCGCGATGCGTAGCCGTTGCCTTCACTCATCGTCATCGTCCTCTTGTTCCTTTCGGGAATCGTAATAGGCTTGTTCCGCGCCTTCGCTCCACTTCGGGCCGGGAATCCAGGTGTCCCCCCGCGTGCCGTCGGGCTTATAGCCCGTCATCAAGCCCTGGTCGAAGGCGTCATGGTCCTCGTGGGCAATCCCAGCCTTGGCGTAAATCTTGCCCGCGGCGTCGATCTGTTCCCTGCTCATGTTCGCCTTTTCCTCGCATTCCTTGTCGGCGGGAATCGCCACGCCCAATCGGACGAGCGCCCAGGCGTGGGGATGAACGATGATCGTTCCCGCTTTCTTGACGGGCGGCTCGCCCTTCGCGATGCGGTGATGAGGCGTGTCCATATCCTTGATGAGTTCGGCTTTCATATTTCACCTTTAGGGGAATGTGATCTTGCCGTTCAGTTTGATCGCTCCGCTGAACCGGACGCCTTCATTCAAGGCGACACTCGCCCCGATGCGAACGGAGGCAATCTGAAACGGCCAGCTTGTCAAACCGGCGTCCGCGAACTTGATATTTCCGCCGTCGCCGGTCGATGCGAGAGTCGGCGTGTTAATCATGTCCGTCAGCATTTGCAGACCCGCCGCGACGGGGTTTAACCAGCCTTCAAAGCTGACCTCGTTGCCTTCCACGCGGCCCGTTGCCGTGTAAGGAATCCCCGCGTCGGTATTGTCGAGGCTGTCCGATTCAAAGGTTTCGGGTTCCTGCTCCCCAATATCAATGGAGACCAGCCCCGGCACATCGGTTAAGACGCTCGCGAGTTCGACTTGCAGCTTGGTTCCTTTGCCGGGAATGGTTGTGGCAGGCATCGGAGTTATTCCTCGTACATGAACTCAAAATTCAGGATCGTGACAAATTCGGTGATCTCACCGCCCGATGTCGGGGATACATAGTTGTCGGTATCGCCTGCGTGATGTGCGGCCAGAATGTTTTCGTCGCCCGCTGCCCCCGTGTAATCGTCCAGAAAATCCGAGACCACTTCCGCCAGGCTTGCGGCGCTTTCGGGCGTTGCGGCCCAACATTCGATGTCGATTTCACATTCCCTTGCGGTTTGAATCCCATCGAGGTCTTTGACCTTCTCATCACTCATCCGGTCGATCACGATGTATGGCCGGGTTGTGCCTTGCTTCGCCGCCGAAACGGAAATTCGCGTGCCTACAATGTTCGTGATGGCCGCTTGTGCCAAGAGCAGAGTTTTCAGCCCCCTGGAAATCACAACCGCTTGACCTCATCAAGTAACTTTTGCCGTGCCGTCTGCTGCATCATGCGGAAGGCTTCCCCTTGACTCGCGGCCACGCCGCGCTTGACCCAGAGAATGCCGACGGGCGGCATCCGGCCCGTGCTTCCGCCCTTGCCTTTCTCCCGCTTTCGTTCCTTGGTTCCCAGGACAAGCCAATGAATGTTGTTCTTCGAGATGCCGACGCCCGGCCTGTTTGAGTCGCGCTGTTTCTTGCTCTTGGAATGCTTGCCGACGCCCAAGCCAACCTTGGCTTCGTGGAGTCCGGTTTTCTTGTTCTTCTTGTTTCGGCTGCCCACGGTTTTCTTGGCGGACTTCTGGTCAGGATCGATTGCGTTTCGGATGCCACGCCCCAGGACGGTAAGACCTTTCCCAAGGGCAGACCGCAAAATCTTCCGCTGCCCGCTAGTCGCAAGCCGCTTGAGCTTTCGATCTAGCGCCTTGTCACCCGTGATCGAGCCGCTAATCATCAGACGACTTCCTTACACTGACAGACCATTTCCCGCCGCTGGTTTCCTCTGGGGTAGGCTGTCTCAATTTCCAGAATCTTTTCATCAACCACGGTCTTGATCCGCATTTTCGGCGTGATGTCTTTTGTCTTCGAGTCGTAATACATCAAAACCATGTGGCTGATGTCCGCCGCGACCTTTTCGCCGGAGACAAATTCCCGTCCCGTCGCGGCGATGACTTCGGCTTTTCGCTGGGCGTAAAGTTTCCAGTTGTCCGCGTCCGTGTGGTCAACCCAATCGTCTTCTGCCTTGGGTTCCTGAATCTCGATACGGTCCCGGTAGTTCGGCATCAAACCACCCCCGCCGGGTACACCGTCCATTTGCGGGAATCGACCAGCGCACGAAACGCAAACGGCGTTTCGTGAAGTTGGACATTCCCCACCAAGTCCCGGTTGTCGAACAGGTGTTTCGTCAAAATCAAAATGGCGGACTTATCCCGTCGGTCCACATCTTCAACCTCGTCCCCGGCGACAAACTGAATCGAGACGGCATTCAGCTTGCCGCTGCGGGTCGAGGGATAGCTGATCCCGTAGCCGGGCCAGAGCGTCGGAGGAATGCCCAGGAGGTCGGTCTGGTAGTTGCTTTCGGCCCAGGTCTGGGATGCGTCGTTGTCGTCGAAGTAAGTAACGCTCTCGATTTCCTTGACCGGGAGTTTCCGAATCGGAATCCCGCCTACAGGGAAGCGGGGAAGATGCAGTTTCCAGGTCGATGTGACCAAGGCCCGCTGCGTGTAGGATTCAAACAGCTTTCGCGCCGTCTCCATCAAGCCAAGAATCACGCCGTCCTCATCGCGGTCGGGATAGCGAATAAACGTCCTCGCTTCCGAGAGCGAAATCGGCTCTTTTTCGGGCGGCGTGATTAGCTCGAAACTCGACACGGTTACTCCGCTTCGTCGGTCAAACCGAGTTCCGAAATCAGGTGTTCCCTGGAATCCGGCACGTTCAAGTCGGCAAGATCGATTCCGCGCTCCTTCGCGAGTTCATCGAGTTCGGCGCGGTGCAACTTGCGGACGGCGGCGGGAGTCAAGCCATCGTCGATGGGCTGGGGTTGATTCGGCTCGGCCCCTTCGCCTTCGGCCAAGACAGCCACCTTGCGATTCAGGAAGTGCGCGGCGGAACGGTCGTCAAGATCGTAGGTCTTGTCTTTTTTGTAGACCGTCCCGGCGGCATCCTTGACGGTGTAATCTTTCTGAAATGTGATTTTCACGGCGCTGTTCCTTAATTAACGGTTTGCACAACGCTGGCGGCATTGGAGGGCGGGCTGTACCTCGCATCGCCGCCGAGAAGGAGACCAGAGGCGAGATTGGTTGTTCCGCCCGTGGGCGTCAGCGTCAGACGGACGTGATCGAAGCCACCGGCAAGGTCGAGTTGATCTTGCCGGATATTGATGATGGCTTGCTTGTTGTCGGCGGTCGCGGCCAGTTGCGTGATCGCTTTCCCGGTGATGTCCTTGGCTCCGGTCCCCGAAGAGTCCGTTGCCTGTTGGAGTTTGGCGTCCAGCGTGCCGGTCAAAGCGCCGCCGATGACGAGCGCCACCAGCCGGTTGTAGTTTTTCACGTCCACCCAGCCGGTGCTTGCGGCGCTGGTCGCAAGATCGGCGGGATTGATGACGCCCAGGATTGCCAGGCGTTCGCTGAGAAGAGTTCCCATGAGGATTACGCCCTTTCTTCGAGAACAACAAACGGACTGAGGGTGTTCGATCCCGACAGCGGATCAACGGGTTCATCCCACCACGGCTGGCCTCCGAGACGCAGCACAAAGCGGAAGGCGGTGATGTCATAATCGAACCAGAGATGAATCGAGACATCGGAGCGAATGCCGCCAGACTTCATCACGGTCATGTATTGCCCCAGGTCGGCAAGGATAATATCGCCCTTGCTACCCAAGGTCGGAGCCGCCTGGGTCGGGATGATCGGTCGGCCCAGAAGCGTTCCGAAGGGGGCGTTCGACAAGCCGCCCGGAGGAACGTACATGTGGGTTCCCCAATCGGTCGCAGCGGCCCCGGTGTTGTCCTTGCCGGGAAGCGCCAGAGTGTGGATCATCGGCAGCACATCCTGGTTGACGAGCCACACAGCCCGCTCCATCGAAGAGGCATACAGCCGGGCGTGCATGTCGATAATGTTCTGCGCAACGACCGTATCGGCCAATTGCGAACTTTGCTTGGAAACCACGACGGCCGCGCCGGAGTTGATGATCCCCAGGGGTTGACCTGCGCCCGATCCTTGCAGGATGGCGAGGTTCACCTTGAAGTTGATCTTGTCCGGCGCTTTCCGCATGACGTAACGCCCTAGGGCGCTTGCGTCCGCCAGGAGTTCATCCGTGACCGGAACCAAGACGGTCAGCTTGTGAAGGTGAACCGTTTCTTGTTCCAAGACCGGCTTGGACTGTGCCTTCTGCTGGCCTTCGCCAGTCCACGTCGCCTGAATCCCGCCGGAGTCCTGCCATGGCGTTGTCTCATCCTTGGGAACGGTGATGCTGTTGGATGACGACGTGAGTTGATCGGTGCGGGAGAGCAGAGAATCTTCCCCCGTCACTTGGATCATAATTTCTTCGCGGAAGTCGGGCGGGATAGCGAATCCGCCATCAGCCCCGGTGACGCTGGATCCGTAGGTCGTGGGAGCGTCCATGCGGACGGCAAGGCGGTTGTCCATTTGACCGCCGGGGATGCAGGCGTTACGGACGGCAGCCATGTAATCGCCCGCCCTGTTCCAGCCCCAGCGGCCACGGTGATTGTCGATGACTCGCGGATGCCGTTCCGGCGGCTTTCCGTTGCCCTTCATCTTCGGAGAGGCATCAGGTTCATCATCGTCCGTGTCGGTCGATTTGTCGCGCGGGTCTTCCGGCGGCGCTTTCCGCCCGGAGCTTTGCGACATCATCTTGGCGTTTTCTTCAACCGCCTGCATCCGGGCCAGATCGGAGCCTTTGGCTTTGATCTCGGCCAAAAGCGAATCCATCTGCTCCTGTTCTTGTTCGGTCAAGGCGTCCCGCTTGTCAGCCGCCGCCGCCGCGAGAATCGTTTCGCAATCGGCTTGGAGTTCAAGCAACCGATCCTGAGTTTCTTGGATGTTCATTCGTCAAACTCCCGTCGGCTGAAAAGAAAGAGGGACCGCGCTTTTCCGCGCGGCCCCTCAAACGAGCCAACGAGTGTTTGAGCCTCTTCCGGGTAATTACTCCGGTTTCGGCAGCGTTCAGAAACCGCACGAAAAGGCGCGGTCCCAAAACTTGGAATGTCTTCAATGGTTAAATGCTATGCCTCTTGGAAAACCGCCGCAATATGCCAGAGCGGTCGATGTTCTATTATAGAAATCACTTACTTTTGGTCTTGCGCTTGAAAACCTGGTCAGAGGCGACAATGGTTTTCCCGCCGTTGCAACCGCATTTGTTGCAGGCCAAATACCGCACATGGGTTTGATCCAATGCGCGGGACGTGATAACGCGGAGTTGACCGCCGCAATTCATCGGGCATTTGTCGCCGGATTTCACGCTGTCAGCCTTTCGTTTTGCGGGTCGCTTCCAGAAGCTTCTCGCGATAGAGCGAAACCGCCGCATCTTCCTTCGCCATGAGGGAAATCGGCGTCCGCTTGAACCGTCCCTTGGGAACCGCCATTGCCGCCATGCGCTTCGATTCCACAACGGATGTTGCGAATCCGCTTTCTACGGCTTCCTGCGCCGTCAGCCAGGTCTCTTCGTGCATCACCGCGAGAACATCATCGTATTCCAGCCCCGACCGCTTGGCGTAGGTCGTGGCATAGATGCCGGTGAGCTTTTCCAGCTTGTCGGCGTAACTTCTCAAATCCGCCGCCGTGCCCATCTCGATTCCCCACGGCTCGTGAATCATCATCACGGCGTTTTCCGCCATCACGATTTCATCGCCAGCCATCGCCACAAGCGAAGCTGCCGAAAGCGCGGCCCCGTCCACCGTGACGACTTTCCGGGCGCGATGCCGATTCAGGATGTTGTAAATGGCTGACCCTTCGTAGGCATCGCCACCGATGGAGTTCATGCGCAGGACGATCTCCGAAGCGCTCGCGTGGGGCTTCAGGCTTTCGGCAAACATCTTGGCGGAAATGCCGTCGAGGTCATCCCCGATTTCTCCGTAAAACAGAATCTCAAGAGTCTTGCCCGCCATTTTGAAAGAGAAGTTTTTCATAGCAATCAAGTTTCCTTATCAGGGTCGTCAGAGCCGGGACCATCGGCATCGGGTGGCTTAAGATCCGAGTTTCCATTGCCAAGAATGTAAGTCTGCACGAGCACAAACGCTTGCTTGTTATCAAACCCTTGATCCAGGCAGCCTTGATACAAATTCCACCATGTGCGCGTGACGGTTTGACGGAAGAACAAGAGTGAATCTTCGATTTCGTCTCTATCAAGCATTACTTCGCCGCTCCGTTTCCATTCAATCGGTTGTTGGGAATGGGTTCGTCGTCTTCGCTGTCATCGTCCGGCATGTCCGGCAACGGTTCGGGTTCTTCGCCCGCCTTCTCTAAAAGCTGCATATTGAGCGGCACGAATCGCTTGTCGCCGTCGGGTCCGATTTGGTTCATGTCGAGATAGTCGAGGGCGTCATTGATGGAGAACACGCCCCGGTCGATCATCTGCGTGATGAACGCAGACTGCGCCGCTGTGTCGCCCCGGAGAAGCGTCTTGACGTTCAATTTGGTAAACAATCGGCCCATCGAGTTCATGCCGAACAGTTTGATATTCGCCTCTTGCTCCAAGCGGTTAATCCAGGGCATCAAGGCGTCGGTCACAAACTCAATCGACATGTGTTCGATGTTGCTGAACGTCGCGCGCTCGAGGTCGTAGAGCTTGTGCGGCGGAACGCGGAGCCATCGCGCCATTTCTGTAACCGAAAGCTTCCGGCTTTCGAGCGCCTGAGAATCCAAGTTGCTCATGGAGAAAGGCGTGTACGTCAGCCCCTGGTCTAAGACGGCGATGTTGTAAGCGCGGCCCGGCCCGCCGTGCATTCGCATCCATTCTTTCCGCGTTTCCTCGCGGGCATCCGGCGTGATCGTGCCGGGATAGGTTAGCGCCCCGGAAGGTCGGGAACCGTTCCCGAAGTAAGACGCCGCGTTTTCCTCCATCGCCTTCGCCAGCCCCAGAGACTGCGCCGCGAGCCTTACCACGCTATACCCCGTGATGCCGTCGAAGCCCAAGCCCTTCAGGTGGAACACATCCCGCGCGGGAAGCGGAACAGGCGGCAAACCATTCGTCGGATGGAACCAATAGAAGAGCGTCCCTGCGGTGTCGCGGTCGGGATAGGTCCGGTCGGGAGCCAAGGGCCAAAGCCACATCGGACGCCCGCTGTTGTCCCGCTCGATTTCGGCGTATCCGTTCCCCCAGGAAATGGCGTGGGCCAGGATCGTTTCGCGGAACGTGCCCGCCGACATTTCTTCGTTCGCCTGGTTATTCAGGATCCAGTCGATTGTGAGATTGTCCCGCCGTTCTTTGCCCTTCGATACCCGTTCAAATGCGTGCCATGACAGGTAGCTGATCGGGTCCGAGATAGCCCGCACCCCCGCCCAGAAGCCCGACACCGTGAGCGCGTTATCGTGGTTGATGCGAACGCCCGCTTTCGTCATCGGGACGTACACGATCCGGTCCCCGCGCACCTGGGCGGGTTCCGAACGGCGGAACATAAGGAACCGGAGAATCTTATCAATCGAAATCATCGTCGTCCTCTGGTTCCGGCCCGCCGCCGGAAAGAATGTGAATGCCGGATGTGGTGATAACCTTTTCGCCCGCCATTTCGAGTGCCAGGCCCAAGCCCATGAGCATCGCGCAGAACCCGTCGATCTTGTCTCCCGACTTGCCTTTGTTCGGTTTCAGGTTCCCGTTGGAATCCTCCATCGCCACCACGTTGGACGCATTCCAGCGCAGGACCGGATTCCCGCCGTGCCGGAGTTTTCTTTCCCGCGCAAGTTCCAGCGTTCGCTTCATTGGCTCGTTGTAGGTCGCGAAGTTCTGCGGATACTTCATCAGCTTCTCTTCCGGCCAGCCTTCGCGCAAAAGCTGCTGATAGCACTCATCCATGTTCCAGGGATCGAAGCCCACCGCGCGGAGGTCGTATCGCTTGGAACATTCCCACATCTTTTCGCGGATGATGGATTGATCCACCGCGCTTCCCGGCGTCAATGTGATGTGCGTTCCCGCCCAACCGAGATAGCTTTGCCGGTCCTGCTTGTCCCGCTTCGTTGCCGCGTCCCGCGGCGCCCAGAAGAACGGCAGCACGTCGAATCCGCCGTCATCATCGGGAAAGACCAGGACAAGGCTTGTGAGGTCGCGCGTCGAGGAAATGTCCAAGCCAGCGAAGCATTCCCGGCCCGCGAGTTCGTCGGGTTCCTCGTTGCAGGCGTCCCAATGCTCCATCGGCATCCAGCGAACGTCTTGCTCGGTCCACTGATTGAGATACAACCGGCGGAACGTGTTTTCGTAGGCGGGAGAATCCTTGGCCTTGGCGAGTTCTTCCCGAAGAAACTCCGGCATGATCGAAACGCCGTAATTCGGATTCGCCTTCTTCCACGTTTCAACGTCGGCCCAATCTTCTTCGGGGTCCGCCCCGTAAATCACGCCCAGAAAAGCGTCATCTTCCAATGGATCGTTCGGGTCGTTTATCCGCCGGGCGTATTCGTGCTGCTCCCAGCAAATGCTGGATCGGTCGTAACCCGCCGTCGTGATCGCGACCGTCAGCGGCTGCGTTCTCGCGCCCTTGCCCGATTGGAGGGCATCCCACAAATCCCGGTTCGGCTGGACGTGGAGTTCATCGAAGATAATCCCGTGCGGGTTCAAGCCGTGTGCGGGATCGGCTTCCGCTGCCAAGGCTTTGTAAAACGAGTTTTTATAGATCACCCGCTTTTGAGACTTGCGGACGAGGCAGGACTTCCGCAAATCCGTTTCCTGGATCATCGCCACGGCAGGATCGAACACCGCCAGGGCTTGCTCGCGCGTTCCCGCCACGGAATAGACTTCTGCTCCTTGCTCGCCGTCGCAGAAGAGAAGATAGAGGGCGATTCCCGCGCAAAGCGTGCTTTTCCCGTTCTTTCGAGGGACTTCGATGTAGGCGGTCCGGTAGCGTCTTGTCCCGTCGGCTTTCCGCTTCCAGCCGAAGAGCGGGCGAACGATCTCGTCACGCTGCCAGGCTTCGAGGCGAAACGGTTTCCCCGCCATCCGCCCTTTGATGTGCGGAAGGTGCTCGAAGAACCGGCAGACTTTATCCGCCTCGTCCTTGTCAAAGTAGTATTCGCCGGAAGCAATCACGCCAAGAATCTTTCAATGGACTGTTCGTTATG